CCTGTTGGTCCCGCAGGCAAGGCTCCGGCATCAACAGTTGTTCCATCATATTTCTGAAGAATCAAATGACCGCCGACAATCGATCCAGCAACAACCGATTGACCCTCAATCGACAACATTCTTGCTGCAGTAAGACCGGTAACTGTAGCCATCTCACCTCCTTAATTTAAATTTCGGCATTTGTGGACGAAATCTCATATGTATTAGCATCCAAATAGGTAGCATCTACATTAGCAATTTGGAAAGTAGTATCATTAGTCATAGATAGATACGTTCCTGCTTCGTCAATAGCCATCCAACTACCATCTTGGAAATCGATAATGATAAGAGCTCCTAGATAGCCGAAATATGAAGCGACTTCTGTAATAATTGGAAGACTAGGAGGAGCATCTTCAGTTCCATAAAGTTTATTTTCAAGAAGACGCAAAACTTCAGGAGGTGTTTCTCTCGAATCAATGGAAATATGAACTGTTGGTCTATACTTTTTTATTTTTTGTGGAACGCCGGTTAACGCCCATCCAAATGTAATTGGCTCAATCGATGAATCTTGCATAGATCCGTAGGCATACGAATCCGGAGTAGCAATAACGTTATAAAGAATGTGAATTTTATATCCAAGATCTAAACCTTCAATATCATTGCCAACTCTTGTTCTATACGACAGATTAAAACTTGTTGACAGTTGATCGTGATAAGACAATCCAGGAGAAATATGAGCAATTCCATTAACCGTATCGAATTCATCAGGATAAGTAAATGCTGTAAGTTTTGCTTGGAAATCATTCGGAGTTAAACTCTCCAAATATTTTATTCCCTCTAGATAAAAACTTTTCAGTTCTACATTCGGAGATTCTTCAACACCAATAAGTCCATTCCAAACTGCTACTGTTCCATCTTGAAGATACAGAACTCCGCGATCAATTCCTGTTTGATAAATTCGATCTCCAACTTTATCCCAAGTAAGAACGGCCATATCACCTCCTCTCAGCCTTTAGTACCCAACTGAGTTCTTCGTTGAGCATTAAGTTGTCTATTCCGAGAAGCAATTTCAGCTCGACTCATTTTCTTTGGCTTTGCTTGTTTAATATTACAAACTCTAATCAAAGTGAACAATCTATTTAGATGCCAATTTTCACATTCGAATGGAATCTTAAATTCAATCATCCACCAATAGATAAGTTCAGCGGTAACGATATCTCTACTTTTTGGAGCTCCTGGAGCTTCGTTAAACCAAGTAGCAGTCATCTTAGCGTTCATATAGTTATTAATAGATTTAATATTATCTTCAGAAAGATTCAAAAAAACTTTATCTGGAACGTTGGGAGTCAATGTCATGATTTTTATATAACCTAAGAGTTCTTCTCCAGTTTTTTCCTCTTGACCGAGAAAAGATTTTTCATAAATTGACTCCCATTTTGACAGTGAGATTAAAGAATGCTCTAGATCCAATGTAATGTCGCCGATAGTGACGAACTCTTGTGTCTCTTCGTCAAACATTTCGACACCAGGAACAATAATAGTGAGCATTCTCTAGTCTCCAATCTTAAAATTAAACTTCGAACAGAGCGAGGACAGCGTCCGGAGCTGGAAGTGCTGCCTCCACAGAAGCTTTACCATAAAGAAGATCTTCGAGTGCAGTAAGATCCGCTGCATCCACCACTGAAGAATCAATTACAATAAGAGAAGTCGGCTTGTGATCAGTAACCGGAACAGGAGTAGATGTAACCTCCCAGCTAAAGGCGATTGCCTCCGGCGAGTCATTGATCGTAGCGTAAGCCTTCTCTGACGGAGCGGCCTGCAAACCATAAAGGAGATGAAGTTTATAGCCATACTCCGTTCCGTCTACATCGTTGCCGACTCTCGTCCTATAGCTCATTCCGAACATCTTCCGACCCTGCTGTCCAACGGCTACGCCGGGCGAGGGAAGGGCCGTACCGTCGCACTGTCCGAACTCTTCCGGATACGTAAACGCCTCAACAGTCCCGCCAAACTCCTCAGCGGAAATCAGATTCAGATACTTAATGTTATCTGCATACTGCGGAGACGCTTCAGCACCGGACGGCGATTCAGTAACAGTCGTGAGACCATTCCAGGCAACTCCAGTATTATACACGCCTGCTGCATCCGGAAGATACAGAACGCCATGGTCTACACCAACTTCATAAAACCTCTCGCCGACCTGATCCCAGGTCAAAGGTGCCATTTTTTTCCTTTCCTTCAGAAGTATACGTTATAAACATCATGATTTAAATTATCGACCGTAAAGAATCGATTAAATACACTCATAGGCATTGCTGCCACTTTTTCCGGAATTTCACTATCGGGATCTTGATCGATGATTGTAATTGCATACCTAAGTTTGTGATCATATGGAATGTCATCAGCAAACTTCGTATGCGCAAAATCACGTTTATAAATAATACAAGGATACTCTAATTTAATATTAGTTGGTGGCTGAAAATACACTTTTGGAGTAAATGTTTCAAGGAGTTGGTGCAACTGCAGGCGTCGGGCCATTATACACCTCCCCCAATCTTAGAAGAAGGCGAGGACTTTGAACTTCGACACTTGATACTGTCCACAAAGTCCCCGCCCACTCCACATAACGAATGGAAAAGAAGTGTTCGTTAGCATACTGATCGGCCACAATAGTGATAGAATTTTGAACACTGAGATCTGCGTTGAGATTTTCGCCTTCTTTAAGGTTTCTAGCATTTCGAACAATATCTCCATAATATGAATACTCAACAATCTGATCAGCCCATACGCCAGGCGCAGTTTCTACAGTTTCACCATATCCAATACGACCGAAGAACCTTGCCATGGCGAACCTTTCTTACGCTGTCTTCTTGATGACCAGCGCAGAACGGATCTTTGTCAAAGCACCCGAAACGCGCGTCTCCAGCAGGTACTTGTACTGGTTATAATCGATATCGAAATCGTCGAAGAAATTGACATCGCCACCCTTGTCGGCACCGAGAGTATAGTCCTTCAGATTGACGATGATACCGAAGACATCGGCCTCGTCCTCCATAACCTCAACGGTGACGATGTTTGCAACACCAAGCTCAGACGCCAGCTCAGCCGTTGTCCTCCACAGACGATGACCATCGGCATCACGATGGACCAACAGCCGCGTAAGAAACGGAAGAGTTGTATAGAGTGTCGGAGAACCAGATCCCTTATAGAGACCCATCGAACCGACAATAGCATCAACAATAACTGGCGGAGAAGCGGTAGGACTATCATCAATCTCGACTTCAGCTACGTAAAGTTCATGATCATTAGCGATCGACCGAACACCGGCAGCATCCGCAGCACCCGCCGGATCTTTGATCTTGTCCTCATCAGCAACATCACGACCATCGCCAATAAGAACCGCGCGCGCGAGCTCCTCGTCAAGCATGAGACGCATCTCGCCCTTGAGCCACGTGACCACATCGAAATCGGTGATATCGATGATATCGTCACGATCGAGCTTCTGCTTCTTATAGACCGTCGTGGGCGTTGTAGAGCGCTTCGATACGGCGAAGAACTCTTCCTTCTTCAGACTACCCTTGACATAACCCTTGGCGCGAGCATCCTCCACGGTGATGTCAGCGACAATCGACTTGATGCGAGAGAACGGCGAGTGCTTCGTGCCGTTGATGACACCAGATACCCACTCGACTCTCCGCGCGTCGAACTCAGGAGTATCCGTGACTGAACGAGCGTCGGGGAAGAGAACCTCGATATTATCGATCCCATGCTTCAGAGCATATACTTCAACCGCTTCCTTCAATGAGCCAATTCTCTGGGCATCTTCGACAATTCCCCTGATGGCGTCATGAGTAAGGATATGCTCTTCTGCTTTCTTCCCGTCTTCGCTCTTCTGCTCGAAGACATTACGAGACATGCGCCGTCCTTCCTCTTCATTTTTATCATCGGTATGAACGAGTTCCGACGTAGATTTTGTATCTTTTTCCTCGTCGGAATGTGATGCCTGTTTGAGATTCTGATTAGAACCCTCTAGCGCACTTGCGACCATAAAATGAACAACATCCTTCTGCTCATCGGTCATCGAATCATAGACTTCTTGAACAGTAGGATCTTCAGCTGAATGATCGACAGAATCTTCCGAATTCGACGATTCATCAGCATGATTAAGCTCTAGTCCAGTATAAATAATGGCTTCATCTTCCAAAGTAATCATATCGCCATCAGCATGCTGCAATGTGATATTATCAATAAACGCGCCAGGATTAGCACCAGAGAGAACAAGACTCAATTCACGAATAAAACCATGAAGAACTTGCTTAGACTTTTCGGTAAGCTGATTTGCATAGATAGACAGAGATTTGATGTCTCCATGCTCAACCAGCGTTCGAGCATTCTTAGCCCCATCAGTCTCGTTGAAGAAAGCGTAAGCATATACGCCGTCTTCGCGATGTTCTAGCGTGGCATGGCCAAGCACATTGCTGGGCTCATTGTGATTATGCTGCCAGACAAGCGGAACCGTCTCCCTATCCTGATGCTTAAAAGCATCTGGCATAATGATCCGACCGTCCGAACATTTGAGACCAGCTTTGGTGGCGTAGCCGCTAAAATCAGGCTTAGCTTCTACTCCCATTTTGAACGTCCTTTCTCAACTTTGATACTGCGGATTCCAGATCAAGCATTGCTACATCTTTGGTTGAAGCTCCATTGCCATTAGTTGCTTTTTCGTTTGGATTAGAAGATGGCATGTTACTGTTAACCAATTTATCAGCATTTGGATCTGAATGTGGAGCCAAGCCAACCACTTGCCGAATCTCATTCGAAGTCATGATTTCGTTCCGAGTAAACTTATCGGCAATTTCAGCAATGTTCTCAATCGGAACCAACCGGAACGGATCTCGAAAGAACCGGACATCTTGTTTCTGAGTTCGAGCAGTCTTTGTCAAGAAAGTGCGACGCATAGATTCAGTCATCGCAGTAAGAACTGGCTCGATCGTTCTATTCCAATAATTTAGCATAGCTTTTTCGTCGGCTGTACCATTCATGACTTCTTCGGTTAGACCGAGTTGGCCATAAAGCATTTCGGTCAAATACTCGACCTGAGTCATTAGATTGTTCTCGGCTGGACGATTCAGCTGAGTAATCTTTTCGGTCCCATCCGTATAAGCGATGCCATACTGACTACCCTTGAGCTGGAACTCAATGTCTTTTCGACGCTGCTCTGCTTGTTGTCTACGAGCCTCAGATTTAATTACATATGGAAGCTGGATGATGATATCAAGCTTTCCTGAGGCTGATTGTTCGTCAATAGAATCCAACAAAGTAAGTTTATTAAGAAGTCGCCGCAATGTTGAATTCGGCTCATTCATTACTGTATACAACGGATTTTCAATAAT